AGAGACAAAAGCTACACTTTGAGAAACTAGATCAACAAGCACAATTTGATGAGATGGATACTCAGGCACTTCTTGACGAGAGGAAAGCAAAACAAGAAGAACTGAAAGGTAAACAAGATGCACTCAATGCTCGTAATGAATATATTTTCATGGAGAGGCAAGCAGATTCAGACGCTGCTGACGCTGAGAAAAATAGGATTGAGAAAAAGAAAGAAAGTCTAGATGCACAAATCGAAAGAGACATGGAGAACTCTACGATTAGACATAATGGTGTTATTCTAGAAGGTGATGCAAAACGACAATTCCTCATGGACATGCAGGCTGGTGAAAGAGATGCATTAGTCGAAAGAGAAGCACAAATGAAGGCACAGGCCTTTGCAAACGAAGAAAAGTATGAAACCATGCAAGAACAAGCTGACCTTGGTATCCTTCGTGATAAAGAAGGTAACATGGTTGGTGGTGATGCATATGCATATACTTCTACAGAAAGACTCCAAGGTGAAGCTAATGAACTCTCAAATGAAGTTGGTGCAATGCAAGGTAGTCTTAAAGGAAGAGAAGACTATGTGCCTGCAAAAGAAATCTCTGATGAAGAAGTTGCAATCACAATGGGATTCAATACTACAGAAATTGACGCTGCAAAATCTCTCATGGCTGAGGGTGGTGAGTTTGCAAAAATGGGTCTACTCGATACTCTTGAACTTGCAAAACAAAGAGGTCTTACTCAATTCTCTGACCGTGGTGCTTATGCAGACGAGGATATCTACCGTAGTGAGGATGTCGCCAGAACTGAGTTAAGTGGAATGCAAGACACGACCACAGCAGGTCAAGACATGGCTTCATCAGAACTTGAAAAGGGTAGATTTGAATTACAGAAACAAAGACAAGAAGCTCAAGTGGAAGAATACAAGATGTATGGAAATACAGACCCTAAGAGTAATGTCTTCCAAAATGTTTCACAAACTAATGTCTCAGGGTATTCTAGAATGGAAGACCCACAAGCAATTAATAGAAAAGCAGCTGCAAGTGCTGGTAATGACTACGATGACTTAGGATTCTAAGTCTATATCAAATTTCTTACGATTATATTTTGTTCGGTCTTTATGGACTTGAGTAAGTCCGTGTGAAGGTGTCTTCTTATGTTCTTTTATCTTAGGCTCAGGTTTGCCAAAGATTCGTTCCCAATTATCTTGGTACTGAGTTCCCGTTTCAGGTCTTCTTTTACTTCCCTTTGACATATACAATTCCCACACTGGGTTCCTATTAGATGGTATCTATGGGTTTCAGAACTTCTGACATTGTTACAAATGCACAATATCAATTAAGCACTCCCCATCGTTTTCTCATTGACGCTTGTTCGTCTCTTTTTGCTTGAATCTTTCTTCGTCTTGTTATTTCTTGATTCTTCTTATGTCTCTTCTGATTAGGTTTGACATAATATTCACGATCTCTACATTCCTGAATTATACCAGCTCTTTCTACTTGTTTCTTAAATCTGCGTAACATCCTGTCGAATGGTTCGACATGTTTACTCTTCGGATGTTTTCTTGGTTTTACACTTGGCATAATATTCCTTAATTAAAAAAGTGTTAAGTCACCCCGCGCCTTACAGCATCCCGTTCTTAACCGAGAGACCCGCTTTGTTTTGCTGTCTCCCTTACCCTTACTTGGTGCCCCCAATTGCATTCCACGGCCCAAGTGAGTTATCGTCTGTATCACCAAAGGTGCATTATATAACACGATAACCCCAGTTCGAAATTAACTGTCCGAAGCTAATTTCTTGAAGTAATCCATTGCATCGTCACCAGTTTCACCAACTGATGCATCTGCAGATGCGATTACGGGTTCATCTGCAACGGAGGCAGTGTTTACATTTGCCCAAGGCACTTCTTCTTGGTCTTCTGCAACTGACTCTGCTGTAGAATTACTCACTCCACCTGATAGTCCTAATACTCTATCGAGTTTAGTTTTGAGTTCGTCATAAGACTTGAACTCATCAGATGATATAATTTCTGATAGCGAATGAACAGAAGTATATATATCATTCAACTGATTTTCGTCATCAAAAAGTGGTGCAGCTCCATCGAACTCAGATTTGTCGTAGTTCCAATAACCATCAACTTTTCTGATTTTGATTTTGAAGTTAGCACCTTCTCCTCTCAAGTCAAAAGGATTGATTGCTTTCTCGTCCTCAAATGCTGGACTGATAGCTTCTTTTAACTGTTCAAAGATTTTTTTACCGTACTTGTAAAGGAATACTTTACCTTCGTTATCGGGATTCTTAGGGTCTGAAACAACATAGACATTAGAAACATAATGAAGTCTACGCTTCTGTTTCCTTGCAATCTCTTTGTTTGCTTCTATCCCAGTATTCCATAACTGAGTATTGTACTCGGACACAGGGTCTTGTTTATTAAGAGTCGTTAAAGACTTCTCAATATACCATCCGCCTGGCCCTTGAAATCCGTGATCCCAATATGAGACCCATGGCATTTCTTCGCCTTCGGGGGTTGGTAGAAAACGGATTATCGCAAACCCGTTACCACTCTTATCGAGTTCGGGTTTCCAAAATCTGTCATCGGAATAGGACTTTTTTTCTCCTTGAGTTGGAGACGCAGATTCCATTGCTGCGCGTAGTTTATCTAATGATGTTGACATAGTATCTCCTTGTATTATACATCGTATTGCATTTTATAGCATCTTATTAAAGTCATGAAGTGAACTCACACCTAATGACCACTTACATTTACTATTTTCATAGTAACATAATTCATTATATATGACTTCCTTGTTATCGTCAATAGGGTTTTTGAAATAAACCTTTATATCATCAAACAAGGGGTCTTCAAGCAACGATACGAACTGCATCTTTTGAATGTAGTTAACTGTATCATTTGCATTGTATTTATAGCGATAGAACTCAGTTCCTTGATAGACATTATCAACTGAATCTAACTCAGGGTCTAATGCATCAAACCCTACTAAAGTAATCTCTTTGTATCCATTGTAAGCTGCATATCCTAATGCACTAATACCACAAAAGGTGTTCTTGAGCTTCTCATAATTATACATAATTATGTTGCAGCCCAGAGGTATATTATAGCTAGTGAAATATACTTCTTCACCCTCTCCCTGAACAACAAAATGTGTATCGTCCTCGGTTCGATTGTGTATTGCATTCGGATATCCCATCTTCAATCCATCCCACAAATCTATCTCCATATGATTCCAGTCTCCGACCGCGACCTTTCCTCTCTCTAAACATCCATCTACAACAGCTTGGTGTTGAACGGGAATGTCGTGGACGAATAGTATATCAGGAGTATGATCTCTGTATACACCATTACATCCCCACCACTCTTCGAAAGAGTTTAGATCATATTGTTTACGACTTGGGCCGTTACCTACTATGTGGAGCATAGATCAATTAATTTGGTTTTGTATTCCTGTTGTGGGTAAGATAAGAAAGCTTTGTATTTGTTTATCTTGTTGTGGACTTCGGGATAAACAATCTTTTCCTGTATTAGTTTTTCCCAGTCTGAACTGAATCCGATTATCTCGTCCATAATACAAAGTGTTTCTAAACTTATCTCTTTACCTAAGTATGCTTTTAATAATCTAGGGTGTTGTCCCTTGTTTACCTTAAGTAAAGTATTAATCTTGTATTTTCTAATTTGGTCTGATACTTCTGTCTCAAACATGTAGGAAAGTTTCTGTTGTCTTTTCTTCCACTCCATGTATCTCTTCTCACATTCATTCTCTAGAAGATCACCAGCCCATAGATCATAAACAGATAGATTTGCAATGTAGAAATCCTGTAGGTTCTGTTTATACTTTTTGTATAACTTACCAAAGTGATACTTATCTTTTCGTTTAACGAATGAGTTTATATCTGCTTTGACTTTACCGTTATACTTAATGAAGTTGTAGTCGGTAGAATAGAAGTGTAGCTTTATACCAAGATATAAAGTGTATGCATCATATCCTTCACGACTCGTCATTACTTAACTAACTGAATGCTAGTTGTTGCTTCTGTATGTGCTTTTGCTACTGCTTTATTTGTTGGGATAATATAAACCACATTGAGGAATGTTACTGCTTCAGGATTCTCTTCACCTGTTACTGCAACACCATGTGCAAATCCCATACCTTTTTCTGATTGAACAACCATTCGTGGTTTATTAAGAACCACTCTTGCATCTTCAAACGAATCGAGTACACCAACATACTCACCGCTGATTGTAACTACTGTTACGACATCACCTTTTTCCATTATTTTTTCTCCGTAAAGAAACCAGTCAAGGTTGACTGACTTCGTGTATGTCTATTAATCATGTTGAGTTGTTCTGCTTCAGCTTGCAGCTTTTCCTTAAGTGGTGTAGAGATTAATCTCTTTGCACTTTCGGGTTCAACCTTATTGACCTCACATACCTTTATTATTGCTGACATTACATCGGGTGTTCCTTTACCTTTTGAAAGTAACCTCTCGACTTGTTCACTGAATTCTTTTCTAGTAACCATCATATCCCGTATAAGTTTGTGTATTGTTTCCTCAACTGAACTAGATCATCCACATAATCCTGTGGTTCACATACGAACAATTGAAATGAATTAGAACCTTCGACTGCAACAATCGCTACACACTCTTCGATTGCATGACCAGTTAATTCCTCGACCATGATTGAGTATGCAGTCATTTGTATATACCAAGACTCTGCCATATAATCTTCTTTGGGTTTTGAACTGGACTTAAAGTCTATAATACAAAGTTTACCATCGAACATTCCTACACAATCCACACGACCAGCCATCTTAAGATTAGTCGAATACAACGGTGCCTCTAAGGCAAGTGGTACGACCTCGTCTAATACTGGTCTTACTGCACTGAACATTTGTTCTTGTAAGATGTTCTCAAACTCGATGAAGGGTTTCTCTTTCCTGAGATAGTCTTCAACATGTTGATGGAATTGTGTTCCTCGTTTTGCAGCTGTAGTAGAAATCTTATTTGCAGTTTCTTCACCTACTCGTTGACGCCACAACTTAATTTGTTCTTTACTCCTTAGACCAACTACAGTGGTGACACTTGGATATGCTTCACCTTTCTGATCTATGTAATATCTTTTACCTTCTCGCTGTTCGGTCTTTAAATCTAAAGCTTCTAGATCAGTTATCTCTAGTAATGTCGTTCTCACTTCTGTCATAATTTCTTTCCTTTGGACTGGATGTCCGCATGTTTTTTGATGATTCTTTTTGTTGCAGAAGTTTTTGAATCTACACCATTGTATCTCATATCAACATCTGAACCTTTGTAAGCTTCACCTACTTTAGATAATACTTCTTTAAAACCATCATCAGTTTTAACTCGATCACCAGTACCACCCACTATTTGTGGTGCAGAAACTTGTTGTTTAAGGTGGGGATTGTTTAGTTTGAAATCGTCAAGGTCTCTCCATGACATTGTGTATTCAATCAACTCACCAGTTTCTTCATTATAAAAATCGTATCTAGGCATATGAATCCATAAAAGTTGGGACAGGTCTATCTGTCCATTTTGCAAAATCTTTCTTGTAGACTGCATAGTATTTATGGTATGCTTTTAGACTGTCATTCGGAACCTTAACATCCTCAGGCATACACTGAGGTGGTTCTGACCATTCACCTAGTTTAATATTCTTAGGTAATACATCTAATGAGTATCTAAGTTTAGAATCAGTCAAGTGTGTCTTACCATATCTGTATGTGTACTCATCACATAAGTTAGTAAACATATCGTATGCATACTGATATTGAATTGCATTCTCACGAACCCAACGAGTAGATGGATGATTAATATGAGAAGCTTTGTATAACATATCTTCCATAGTATAATCTTCTAGTCTCCATCTTTGAATTCTACGACCACTGGATGCATCGGTGTATTGTTTACCATCTAACATCCTATGTGCAGTAGATAACATTTGAGCATACTCGATAATCATCTTCACTACATGTTTATCACAATGCAGTGTTGAAGATACTTCGGGGTCTTCATGTAAATAAAATAAATTCATGTTACCATTCTACCACTTATCTGTAACATCCGCAACCCCCTTTTCATAATTCCATGGAACGGAAATTGAATAAGGGTCACCCATTTGATTACCAACATAAGTAAAATTCTTCTGAACTACAAAAGGTGCAACATGATCTAGATAACGATCTACACATGTTTCTTTCTCTTCTGCATACGCTTCGACTTCTTCATAAAGTCCATATACTAATTCACCATTCTGTAGTTTTGCAAGCTCTATACTCATTTGCCTATGTCCTTAACTGAATCTTTTCCTATAACTTGATATGCACCCTTGTTGTACGCTGGTGCAATCGTATACTGAGAAGATATCTTTTGTTTCTCTAGTTCCCATGCAAGGTTCTTAGTTCCCTGACCTGAACCCACATTAGATGTAAGAGAAGGTATAACTTTCTCAGGTTTCTTCTGACTGGTTGGAGTCATTCTCAACTCTTCCAGTTTAATTTGATGACGCTTCTTTTGTTTCCAAGCATTAGTCTTTCGTCTTTTACCACTTGGGCCGAACTTCATCGACCCACTCATATTAATCATTCCCATTTTTTACCTATAGAATATGTGATTGTTTATAGTAACAGTTTCATTCAGATGTTGTGCCCAATACGGGTAGATGTAATCTGCATGATACCACAATGCACCCTCGGTCAAATCCCATGTAGGTGCCATCATAAAATTGTTTGCAACTTGAACTGATGCAATCCAAGTCTTAGAATCTTTTGGGTCGTCTGACTTCCCATCACAGAACCATGAGAACTGACACATCCCACGAACAGGAATTAGATTCCCTGTCCAAGATGTTCTCCATTCTTTGGCATCGTAGATTACTCCACAATAAGTATCGGGAAAGTTTGGCGACTCAACACGATTCTTGACTACTTGAGCGACTGCAACTTTTCCAGCGAGTGGTTGGTTACCAGCTTCGAAGTAGATGTTCTTTGCAAGACAAAATGCTTCACCATTCTCATCGAATGCCATTGCCTTACCACTGTAAATACCTAGGCAAAACCCTAGGACAAATAATGCAAGATATCTATATCTTATTTCGTTTTTGAAATCCATACTACTCCTCCAAAGTAATCTTGGTTGAAGTCCTGATTCCATTTACTATTGAAATGGTGTAGGAACTTATTAGCTCCAAAGACCTTATATACAATAAAGTCATACAATGTAGCTTTAACATTGATCGGTTTTTTATAGTGGTCACCGCGATCTGGCCCACCTAGAAAGTTTGCAACAAACATAATATTACCTCTTTAGTTTTATGAACTTCCTTCGAGCCTTCGAAAAAAGTTTGGAAGGTTTCTTATAAATGATCTCTTCCTTAGTGCCTGTTTTGATATAACCAACATTCTGATTCTTCTCATTGAAGATGTAAGTATGGTTCTTTACATTGACCCCACACTCACTCCAATCGGTTATCTCTTTGTAATAAGTATAACTCATGATGCTTTTTGTGCTTCCCACTTGGCATCTTCTTCTGCCCATTCGATATCATCAATCTCATTACCTTTATCCCTGAGAGCTTCTTCAAAGGGTTCTACTAAATCATAGATTGCAGATTCCAGTTTGTTGACAGCCTCACGGACTTCTTTAATTTTCCATTCAAGATCAGATGAGTCACTTGCATCGATACCATTATCGTCTGCAATACCCTGAACCTTGATATAAATTTCTGATGGGATATTATCATACTTGATAACTTTAGTCTCATCATTTACTTTACGAACTGCAGCTTCAAGTTCCCACTTTTCGTCATACAGTTTATCTAATTTTACTTTATCCATTAGTAACCTCCACTAACATGTGCATATGCATCAGGACAATCCTTAGTCCCACATACACAGACACCCTCTTCTACAGAGTCCTCTGATAAATTATCGAGTGTTGCATCAACATGAGCTTTCTCACTGTCACTCAACACCTCGTACATTGCAATTGCATTTTCTAACCATTCCATATATTATTCTCCATTTCTATATACAGTATATCAAAAAGCCAGAGGCATTGTCAAGGCCTCTTCTCCCATGGTAGATAAACTCGTTTACCTGTTTTCTTTTCGTGTACAATTACAGATGAGTATAGAGCAAACACTCCCATAAAGAGAGTGATTGCTATTCCAAATATTATTTCCATTATCTTAAATAATCAGGGCCGTACTTTCTCATTCCATGGATTGCATATCCCTTGAAGAGATTGCCCCTTGGAGCATTTAATGCTGGGGTTGCCCAACCAGCAGACATTAATACATCACCTTCTTTGAAAGTGATACCAGTATTTCCTTTTTGAAATTCAAAACGATTAATGAAACCCCAAACTGAGCGTTGGTCTCCACTGTTGGTTATGATTTTGATGTACTTACGAGCAACTTTGTAAGTGTAAGAATAATCCGTAAGAGTCGGGTATTGTTTTAAATGTTCTGTCAAAAGATCATCACAGAGTTTTTGACATTGTTGTTCTAAATTCTTTTCCATTTATAGTCTCCTTTATCAATCTATAAGCATATTATACTAAAAAGCTTAAGCCATTGTCAAGGCAAAAAGAAGGGGTGGGTTCAAGTTTTCACGCATGTCGTAAAATAGTTGTGGACTTGGTGATGTTTTAGAACCCTGTCCCTATCCCCAGTTTTTACACCGTAATAACTATTATACCATGGACTCTGCCTTATGGTCAAGACCATATTTGTCCAAATAATAAGAAACCGCTTGTGCCTCCTTCGTATTCAATTCACTCAACGACTTCATACCATATGTGGTATTGATCGTTACTAATTTGTTTCCAGCGGTTACAGCTGCGTTCCACATCTCATCATCCTTTGGGTACATGTTATTCTTCTCACATAATGTGATTAGGTTCCGTCCCATACGGACAATCTTTTCTTCGTTGTCATTAACAAAGTTTTCGTATATTGCTTCCATTACTTACTCCAATTATGTTTGTAATGAAGTTATTATACTAAAAAGCTTGAGGCAGTGTAAAGTGGGTTTTTATAATCCTGCGTTAATCTTATCTAATTCGAGGATTTTCTTATTGATGATATCAACCCGATTAGGCCAATAGATGTAATCCTTATCAGAATCCTTTGCAAGGTTTTCAAGTAAAGGTCTGATAAAGTTGTCAAGCTTATCAATGACAGCGTTTGCTTCGTTTGTGCTAGAGGATATCTTCGTATCGACTGCAGATAGTTCATCTGCGTCTAACGCGGTAAATCCAAAATCGTTGTATTCTATATCTGACATAATATTATTTAGGTCTCCGTACCGCTGAATCTTTTAAAATCTTCTTCCAAATCTTTCAGTTCTTGTTTGTGTTTTTGGTTCTCTCGATAGTTCTCTCGATGTTGTAAGGTGATCTCTGTCATGGTTGGTCGACTTGTATACCAGTTAAAGATGATCTCTTTGATTGTATCGATAACTTGATCGTATGATAATGATGCAACTTCTTCATGTTCCATCAATCCAAGATTCAATGTTACGATTCCACATCTTCGATCTGAGTTATAAACGAGATTGTCAGCGAGATGGTTAAGTGCAGCTTTCTGTGCAGAATACAAATACCCTTTTGAGATATTTGATTTTGCAGCTCGACTGGATATATTGATAATAAGTTTAGTCGAATCATTCTTCCACTCAGCAAAACAATCATTCAAGAGTTCTGTTTGTTTGAAACCGACATGGGCACAATTGATAAAGACATCAAAATACTTCCATGGTATGTTTGCATCAACTCTTGTTGATTCCATTTCGATCTTTTGGTATACGATCTTGCCATCTAGTTGTGACATGATTGCACCAGCTAACTTCGTCTTACCTGTTATTAGGGCTCTCATAGTAATCCTTAATTAATTCAAATGATGGTTTACCAAACAGTGAACCATCGACACTACATTTATTACATGGTGACTTAGAACGGTCACCCCTCATTAATCGTCGCCGTATCTTATTCATAGGTTTAGAGAACCATACTTCATGCAACGACTGTTGCAATAAGTTACCGACAACATGTTCTCTCCCCCAATCGTTTGAACAGAATAGTACATCACCATTCCAATCAACGAACATTTTGTAGAACGGATAGTGACATGGTTTCCCTTGTAGCGATTCCACATCACTCTCCTCTACTCCTACCCAATCAATCACACCTGATCGATTGTTTAATATTAATCCGTGTTTCTCAAAGTCTCCCCAATGCATACGATACTTGTATTTTGCTTGTGGTATCATTGCACTCTGCATGATGGAATCAAAATGATCTATCTGTTCGACTCCATCATATAAGTTTATATAGAGTAAGTCTAACCCCGCTTTGAATAAATTAGTTACATAGACTGCATCTAACTTATCACCGTTAGTGTTACATTCTATTGTTGCTTGTGGTAGATAGAATCTGAATTCCCTTACGATGTCTACAAAGTTTGGGTTGAGTAAGTTCTCTCCGAAACCTGAGAAAGAAATCTTTCCCTGATATTGATTGTCAGCTAGTTCTTCTGCGATGGTCGATGCACCTTTAATTGTAAGGTGCAATTGCCTATTGGGAAATACTCTTGGGTCATGCCTCGGACAAAAGACGCATGTACGATTACACAACTCAGTAGTATTAATTTCAACGGTGAGGATTGAATCAAGTTCATTTAAATCATTACCTTTCTTATTCCAATGCTTCTTCTCTTGTTGCCTACGGTGATCTAGGAAGTCGTATTGGTCAACTGCTACAATTGGGATGTTTGACTTCGACATGTCTTTCCTCTGACTCCGTTTCTTGAATATAGTTAAACTCTACTTCATCACCCTCTGAGAATTGTGGGATAAAATCCTTTTCTATTAGAGTGTAAGCATTGTCAACTTCTCTGAATATATTCTTAGAGTTTTCCCATCCACCTTTCTTAACGAATCTAACTGGTGTTATGTGTTCGTATAACTCTGGCTTGTGTAAAGGTAGGACTGATAAAAGAAGTTTATACTCGTCTCGAATGACTCGTAGTTCATCGTACCAACGGAACCCTACCTTGTTTACCATGTCCCATGGTAGATCGATTCTTAATGTGTCTTGATTGTGTTCTCGAATAACGGACTTACTTGAAGTATCCACCGTCTCGGTCATCGGAACTATCCGTGGCCTCATCGTCATCTTCATCCCTCGCACTTACGAACTCACCACTGTCTTGAAGATCAGCGATAAACTGTTCTGTTGATTCAATGAAGTCTGAGATCATTTTACTCTTAGACGACTTAGTTGTGACATTGGCAAACCCTAATGAATTAGCTTCTTGTTGGATTTTAGACTTAGTCATTCCTTTAAGTTCTGACTCTGTAGGAATAGAAACTTCTACAACTTCATCTTCTTCCGCTGGAGGTGGTACTGAGAAATCATCTTCACTCACACCATTTACTTTCTCTTCGAACTCTGCAATGTCTTCCTCTGCAACGATTCGAACATTAGGTGTTTGTTCTACTTGATCGTAATGTAAACCATCGTTTCCATTCTGACCGATGATGTCCATTCTCTTTTCAGCTTCTTTCTCAAGTTCTTCTTCAATGATTGAAGGTGAGTTAGTATCTGAGATAACTGGTTTGTTGTTTATTGGTGACTCTATTGTTGGACTACCGTTTGCATCGAATCCTACTTCTTCAAGATCATCAGGTGAAGTCTTTGCAACTTCCTCAACTTCTTGTTCGAACTCTGTAGTTCCTTTTGCTGTATCAGGAACGGGAAGTTCTATTGTAGGTACATCAGGCCCTGCACTTTCGAATGCTTCTTTGGTTGCATCGATCTTTGCTTGTAACTCAGGGTCATGAGTTATCACACCTGTTGTTTCAGATTGTGGTACTGGGTTTAGTGATCTTGCTTTTGCAAATGCTGGACTTGTAGTCACTGCAGCTTTAGATTCATCGAGTAACTTCTTAAGTGTTACTTGTTGTTCTGCAGTTAAGTTCTCTTTCTCTTCTCCAACATTAAGACCAACTTTACCATCCCCATCTAGATCGATGTGGACTCCATGGGATGCAAGTACAGCTTCAAGTTGTCTAGCTTTCTCTTCGGCATCCTTCCTTCTTTTTCTCTCTCCGTCTCTTGCAGCTATCAAGTCTGCTTCTTTCCTTGCAAGTTCCTGTGCTTTGAGGATGTTGTGTTCCTCAGTCAACTGAGCCATTCGTCTCTGTGCGCTGGTTAGTTGTTCTTGATAAGAAGTTAATCCTTCAATCAATTCATTTCTCACCTGAATATAACCATCAAGGTCTTCGGGTTTAGTTGGATTCTGTAGAGCCTGATTCATTAACACCTGTGCCAGTTGAGCAACTGTAGGGGTTATCTGAACTTTGAAATTTGCAATACGCTCTTGCAACTTCTCCAGTTCTGTTTTCTCAGGTACGGGTTGAGCAAATGTAGTAGTGTCTACATTGTTCACTTTATTATCTTCTTCCATAATTATACTCCATGGAGTCATACACGACTATTATATTCTTTACACACTTAGACATTAATATACTGTGTACATTTGTATGTATAGTCTCGGATGACATTAATATTTAGTTAATTGTTAGCTCTGGAAATGCCTTTTTGACTATGTCAAGTGTGACATTTTTGAACGGCCATTTACCATCTTTTACAAGGTCAATCATCTGTGCTTCATTTGAAGGGATGCCTTCTAGTAACTCAATCCACATTGTCTCTCTACGAGTTTGTGGTACTTCTTCTGTCACAAAGTATCTGAACTTCTTATGTTCAAATCTCAATTGTGTTTCAGATAGATCACTTGCTGGTGCATCATTCTTATTGAATGGTGTCGGGCCATCAGGTAATGTACTATTGATTGTTGAATCAAAGTTCCACTGTAATACTTTCTGTACTGCAGCGTTTCCTTGGTTAAACACTCTAATGCCATGTGCAGCTTTGTCTGCATCTTCCTGTGCAACAATATCTGCTTGACAAAGAACTTCAAACACATCTGCGTTCTTAGTTAGATTGACTCTCTCAGTAATCAATTCCATTACTGGTTTATTGGGTGAACCTTTAGGTCTACCTCTTCCTTTTTTCTTTTCGCTCATAATGCAAAATCCTCTACATGATTTAGTAACTCATTTAATCTATGAGTTCTTAGGTAGTCAAATACTTTACCTCTTACTGGTGCTGTATTCTCATACTCATTTATTATTCTATCAATTACCTCTTGAGGTATGAAATCAAAATCAATTAATGTTTGATTTCTTAGATAGTTCCTATAGTATTTATCATCGCTAGAAATAGTAATTCTCATGTACTTCTCTAGTATTGGTTTCCTTAATGGTGTCTGTCTTATACCTTCGTCTAAACAATTGTCGTTAGATAGAATGTTTGGTATACCATCTGACTTATCTCCCTTAAGGATATGTTCTTTTAAGAATGTCTCTGCACCACCTTCGGGTTCTATAAACTTATTTACATTCGGTGAGTATTGAGATATGTTATCGTATCTCTGTAGCTGTTGGAAGTCTTTATCTCCACTCACAATCAATACCTTTTCATTCGGTGCAAGGATGTGAGCATGTTGTACCATGACTGCAATGATATCATCTGCTTCACAATTCTCAACATACATGAAACGATACGGGAAGTTTTCTTTGATCTCTTGTTTTACTTTATGTAAAGTATCAAAGATCAATCCCCAATCTTTATCGTCCTTGTCTCTAGACTTCTTCCTGTTTGCTTTATACAATGGGAAGTAGTCTCGTCTCCAAGGATGGGCTGCATCTGTACAAAGTACGATCTCCCCATACTCTTCGGTATGTCTCTTCTGATAGTTTCTTATTGAATTCAGAATCATATGTCTTAACATATCTTCTGACAATTCCCCATTGGTCACTTTTAATTGTGCCATCAGACCAGCAATTATGACCTGACTAAAATCTATTAATATCATTTAACCACTTTAACTAATAATGTATTCTTAGTAATTAAATCGTTTCCGTCCTTCTCTTTTGATCTTGGTATTTCATCTAAGAACTTCGAAGCAATTATATTACCACCTTTATATAGTCTATCAAGCAAATCCAAATCTGTCAAGGTCTTTTCTTTACATGAATCAAATCCTGTAATCCTAGAACCTTTAACTTGTAAATGTCCTTCGAACCTTGTTAGTTTTTTACTTGATGTATTATATGTGTATAGTAATCTTGCACGAATGATCTCTTCGGGATTAATAGATTGGAAGTTGTAATCATCCTGAGCATAAACATTCAGGTAGGGTAACTTCTTAACTAATTGTGCTGGTGTTTTGATTCGAACCTTACGAATCGGTTTGTATTCTTCACAATACTGTTCGACTTCTCTTTCCCATGTCTCTAGTTTTTTGATGACTCGTTTCTTTTGAGTTGGTTTAAGAAAGTTGTATGCCTCATCTAGCTGATCACACTTCTCTTCATTCTTTAATTCAAACAAATAGTTTTCTGCAAACCCTTTCATGTAATGTACAACCTTACCACTGTAACCTAGTTGTTTAACATACTTGTACATAGAAAAGTTTGACTTGGTTGTTTCTAGAAGACGATCTATCTGATGCTCTACTTCACCTAGAGCAACAAATGCTTTGTTCTGCATTCTCTCTTGTATCGATACGGTTTTAGGTGTCTTCTGTGTCATCATGTTTATTCGTCAATAAGAACTTCCTTGATGGATTTATCATCAGGTTAGCTCTATTCATAAAATCTCTATTCGCCAGAAACGGGATATTCCCTCTCTGATCTAAACTAACTTCTTGTTCATATATAGTATTTAAGAAGTTTAATTCACACTTGACTACTGGTCTTTCTTCTGCGGGTTTAATTAAAGTTAACATTCTAAGTAAAGGTTTCTTATATTTTTTACCATTCCTTTCAAAGTGAACAACCTTTCCTTTGACCTCGTAGGAGTCGGCGTGTAAGGCACAAGCCTTTGCACTGTTCCCAGTGTCCAGCTTTGCTGTCATCGTCTCTCCATCGACCTCTATGGTCTCTAGAACGCCACATTCAGTTGCCTTCTTTCTCCATATATCTCTGTCAAAGTAATCGTCTATAATTGTTTCACATACCTCTTCACCCAATGCATCACTGATACCTTGAGTTCCTGGCGAATGATTTACCTCTAGAATGTAAGGTGCATCCTCTTCTCTATCCTCTGCTGGAATAAAGTCAACACCTACCCACTGACCGTTGACAGCTTTTGCAGCTATCAAACATGTTTCTTTCTCTAGTTCTGTAAGTTCTATCTCTTCGGCTTCTGCACCTTGAGATATATTTGATCGAAAGTCATCAATGATTTTTTTCCTCTTCATTGCACCGATAACTCTTCTGTTGTTTATCATGACACGAACATCATATTCCATGTCGATGTATTCTTGTAATAGGATATCACAAGTTGGGTCAATCTTGTATACAAGACTCACCGTTGATTGTAGTGATCTCTCAGTCTCCACCAATAGAACTCCAACACCCTTTGCACCCTGTAGAGTTTTAAGCACCATAGGGAACTCATCGTCTAATCTCTTTGCAGCCATGTCGACTGTCTCGGGTTCTTCGTTTGGAATTAATACTGTTCGAGGTTGGTTCATACCAATCTCTTGAAGTCTTAGATAAGTTCTAAACTTATCTGCACATACTTCGATACACTCCCTAGAGTTTACCACTGGGAAACCGTATCGTTCTATTTGACTGATTAAATCTAGATAAGAATCTTTTGAAGTAACAGCTCCACGAATCATTATGATTGTGTCACCATCTAAATGAAATCCTTTCTCATCATCTGAGTTGTGAATTGTGATTACACCATCGTCTGCTCTCTCGATGTATGCACCATTAACTCTAACACTGTAAACATCACAACCCGCTTCCTTTGCAAGACTGTAGAGTTTACTTGATGTTGAACTTGGTTTTTTTACAACTGGTTTATCTGAGTTCTTCTTAGACTTTTTCACCATGCGTCTTTCTGCTATCACCACTAGGCGGTAGGGTTTCTTGTTATCAGTTTCCTCACGGATAACTTCTGAAAACGAACGCATGTTTGAATTCCTCATATAATTGCTGTATAGAATGTATTTATCATTTTTTGCTTAAAGAAACGAAATGTTCTGCGTCCACTAGGACTAATGGTTTCTGTCGATTCCTTTTGATGACTACCACTGGTTCGTATCCTTTGCAGTTCTGTTCTGCCTGTGCATATGCTTCCCATACATTTACTTTCTCTTGATTCTTACATTCTACACTATAAGGGAAGATTTGTCTAGATTGTTTTCCTAAGATGATATCCTCACCTTGGGAACCCATTGGTCTAGACTCCAAGTCTTCTTCGTCAAGATTTAATTTCTCAACGAGTAAGTTTGCAAACCACTGTTGTAGCTTACGACCTTTCGCTTTTGCTGATGATGTTTTCATAATCTAATTTAGTTTGTTTCATATATCAAACTGTACACTCACTCCACATCCACATGAACTAACTTCGTGTGGGTTTATAAATTTAAAGAACTGGTTCAAACCTTCTGTAACAAAGTCTAACCTCATACCTTCAAGATATGGCTGACTTACTGGGTCAACTATAAATGAAAACTTTCCGTAGTCTATTACTAGATCGTCTGATTGTGGAGCATCCTCTTTAAACACATATTCCATTCCAGCACATCCACCACCAGTCACACCTAGTCTGACATTGTCGACTCCTTTAAAGATTAACTGGTTTATTGCTTCGTCTGTAATATCTATGTTCACTCAATTATTTATACAGTGTTCCTGTTGTGAGAGGTCTCAAAGTTGCTATAATCTTTGTCACCTTTAACTTTAATAAAGTCTGTAGGGATATGTACATCCTGATCTTCGGGTACATACAGATGATTGATCTCTGAATGATTACAAGTATGCACTGCATCATAGATCGTCTCTACCATAGATTCACCGTGTAGGTTAAAGCTAGTATTAAAAACAATAGGTACACCGTTCTCTTCGTACATAGCTTTGATAAGATTGTAGTAGTTTTTATTTTGTTCTTCATTAACTGTTTGTATTCTGCAAGTGTTATCACAATGTATAAGAGCAGGGATTTCATCTAGTGCTTTCTCCGTACACTGAAATGCAAACGACATGTATGGACTTGACTTCAATTGTTTCATGTCCACATACTCATGTGCATATTCTTCTAGGATGGTACATGCAAAGGGACGATAGTGTTCTCTCTTCTTTACTGCGTTGACTATGTCTTTTGCTTCGGGATTGGTAGGGTCAAAAAGTATTGAACGATTACCCAATGCTCTTGGGCCCCACTCGGAATGGTTCTGATAGATTGCAACGATCTGTTGTCTCTTTAATAAATGATCTACGACAACTGATTGTTCTCTGTGAATCTCGGTAACGATCATACTTCTTCTCCATGTTTTAATGCACGAGCTAATCTGATTGCACCACCCACTGCAGTTCCACCATCGTGTGCAACTGGGTCAACAAAGATTTGATGATTAGGGAATGCATCGAGATACTTTGCATTGTTAGTACAGTTCAATGCATAACCACCTGACAAGATTATATTCTTGACATCAGGATTCTTATCCACTGCTCTTTGTATGATCTTACATGTATGATCGAAAGCTTTCTGTTGTAACTGATTACCTAAACTGTATGTGGTCATGTCAAAGTAACTCTCATCTTCGTACCAGTGTTGATAAGAAGCTGCACCCATAACTTTACCCGCTGCACGACCAAGACGATCAAACCCAAAGAACATACTCAATGCACTAAAGATTTGTCCCATCGATGGTTTACTATTGAATACTGTTTCGACTCCATTCATATCTTTAATAAGATCAGGTGCCATCTGTACTCGTTCTCTAGACTCTTCATAGAAGACATCACCTGCCCACATATCCAAGTAACGATAGTTAGACATTCTCTGCCATTGTTTCTCAGGTACGGTATCGGGTTGACATAGGTAAACGGTTTCGACTTCTTGATAGTTCGGGAATCCTTTCTCATGATATAACTTTGCACCACCACCATCACATACGATAGCAATTGCAGACTCTTTCTCTCTCCAAGGACTGAACCAATAACCACACTCTGCATGGTAAAGGTGATGTTGAATTTCGTAAACAAACTCTTCGAGGAACAGCTGTTCAGCGACAGTAGAATGAAGGAAGTCGTCCCTCGCTTGTCCATCACACTTCTTAAGTTTATCTAAGTTAAACTCAGTAAAGATATTCGGGAATGTAGAATTAAACTCAATGAGTCTATCCTCAGTCATTTGTTCCTGTGCAATGAAGTCTAACAGTTGACGATTGAGTTTCTTATTGTATTTTAAATAGTCTCTGTTCCATACAAGAGCACCCATGTCATGAACGAACTCTCTTCGATCAAAAGAGCATCCAATAAAATGATCGGGTGTCTGTATGACTTCTCTATCGATACACAACAACTGATGCTGTGGTGGTTCGGGTGTCCATTGCTTGACTCGTCTAAACCTTTCTTCTTCGAAAAGAAAGTCTAAGTCCCATGTATCAGAATCAAACTGACATAGGGATGTTTCGTGGGATGAGTTGTATCCAATAATTTTCATAATATAATAATGTGTTTAAGTATGCTTGTCTTTAATATTGTATTTATTAACCAAGTCTGTTTCGGTTATAAGACCACGGTCAAGCATATCCTCAACCATCTGTACTCGTCCTGATTTTTCTCCTGATCGAAACACGGTGTATACCAATGCAACGATAAATCCAATGTGGATTAATATTAATTCATCACTCATATAATGTAATCCTCGGGGTCTTCTCCATAATCGTGTTTATATTTCTTCTTGCGTCTTGGAAGATATTCTTCCCAATCAAATGTTTCTAAAGCTTGCACCAACCAATTGAAAAACAAATACCACAAACCAATTGCAACAATGTATTTCAATCCCCACACTAACAATGTGTAAGGTAATAATAATATATCCATCAAGAAGTCCATACAGTTATTTAGTCGTTCTAATTAAACTCTGTCTCCCTGATCTAGCTATTCCTCTGACTCTCTCTTCTGAGTACCATAACCCTGAGAACATTGAGCAGTGTCCATCGTCCCACTCAATATGATAACGCTTATATCCATAAGGTCGATCATAAAAGATTCGAGTGTCACCGTAGTTATCTAGTAATACTCTCATGATGGCCAATTATTATTATCATTGTAGATTCGATATAATGTATAAAGAAACACAATGGTTAATAGATAAAAGATTAAATCCATTATGCTATCATCATACAGTTAGACCAAGCTTCTGCGTCATGATCTAAAAAGGGTTCACATAGTTCCCATTGATCTTGAGGTTGATGTTCAATCGGTACTTCTTCTGTAGGACATATGTATGTCCCATCTTTATCGTTATAACAAAGTCCATCCAATACTTCTACAGTAGAACAACCCGTTATTAAAAACAAAGCGGGTATAAGAATATATAATCCCCATATCAATCTCACGACTCTTTTATATTGTCGTTGACCTTTCTCAGTTATATCATACATTAAAATATACTCCATATCTCAAAGAGATTTCTCAATAAAAATAATAGTCCTACCCCATTTAATAATATCAATGCACGATCTTGCCAGAGTATCGATACCCATAACCATAGTGCTACACCGATTACGGATAGACCTAGGTCATAGATTTGAAACCCATCAATACCTCTCATAGAGATCGCTGCAAGGACAAAGACTGATGCAACCCATTTAATATACCAGTCTAGAGTATACTTGGGTGTTGCACTCTTAAAGATTCGTTTAGAATTCTTTACTTCTTTTACATCAAAATTTCTATTCTTTGGACTCATACTATCTATTATACACTATAACTCATCAAAGGGCAATACAGTTTGTGCGGGATTATAATCACATGCATACCCCTTAGAACAGTTTAATTGTATGTCGGTACATACGAGGACAAGACGCCCATCGTTTGAGACACGGAACATACACACCTGACCATCGCGGAAATCATGAGAAGAAAGAAAACGCTCAGCATTCAACTCCTCATCAAAGGTAATCACACCCTTATCCACATCAAAATCATATCCACAATACTTCATTTACATTCTCTCCTTTGCAAGTTCGTAAATTAAATCTTCATACTTCCTAACTGGTCTCTCGTACATATACTCACCCTTAGCGGTCTGTCGTGCATGTAATAACTCATGTGCAAGGGTACGGTATATATCATTCGACTCAGTGTGAGTACCCTCCACATACTTACGAGCTAGATGTATCTCAATACTATCCCCATCATTCTCATAACAAAGACCCAATGCATCAGGATGAGTATGTATGTAAGTAGGGTGTACGATTATATCTAGGTGATAATAATACTGATCTAGTCCTAATATATCGGAACAGTGTAAGTAGAACATGTATATTCTGTCTTCGTCTCTGAGGTATCCGCCACGGGGGCCAGATATAGTTATTGATCTGATGACCTTAGCTCCTTAAATTTTACCCAAAAAAAAAATTAGTTGTCACTCTTATTTACTCGTTGAAGGCTTGAGTATGGGGCGTTGAGGCGGAACACATTCTCGGTAGGAGTCCCATATGACTGTTCTTAAGGCTGCTGAGAGACCTTCTCTAACATGATGACATGTCCCTTGGACTCTAATTCGGTCGCCAGAGAGACGGCGTCAGAGATTCTCAGAGGCGCTTCCGTCCTCTTCTCAAGCCGATATGACTTATTGATATTGATTATCTTGGTGTCTATTGAGTAGACATGAGTATCATAACACTCCATTATAACATAATGCTCCGCCAATGTCAAGGCCTTCGAGAGGCCCGAGCTATAAGGGTTTGGGAGCCTATCTCATTCTCCCATGGGAATCTCTGTTTACCAACACTATACTCTTTACTATTATATGCAATCCACGGACATATAGTATAGTCAATTCCGTTTCTTATATCCTATTATAACACTAATGGAATGATCTGTCTACCCCATTTATGCATATAAAGTCTATGTGCATGTTCCCCCGCGGGTCAGGAAAGCCCCCTGCTATAAGGCTTTTACACATCCTATCCCATGAGTCGTTCATAGACAAGGGGTCTTTATCACACGCTAGTATAACCTCACTATCACTTAGAGGTATAATAACC